GCGATGTAGTCGCCACGCCCGTCTGAGTCGTTGCGTAAAACGATAACTTCACTGAGCCAATCGTAGTCTGCAAGCTCTGGGTAAATGGCAATAATTTTATCAACTAAAGTCATTATGCTTTCCTCACAAGTGATGCAGAAAACGAGGTAAAATTAGAAAAATTTAGAAATTCTACAGAACCGCCTGAGCCATAACTAAGTTGAACATATAGCTCTAAGTAATCATCATCACCATTCATGTAAACAAGGCTTGTAATATGGCCTATGTTTGCATTTCCGCTATATGGCCCATAAATTCCCGCAAACTCCTGCGTGCCGTTTTTATAAACTTGAATGTAGTTGTATGCAAGGTTCGTAGCTAAAGCATAAATCTGTGCATTTACTTGATAATACCCTGCGACATTAGGTGTAAACCTTGAATTGGTTACTGAGTCAAAACAGTTGTCCGTGTCAAATTCTTCTGCGTTTAATATTACTTTTGTATGTACTAATTTTGAAACCGCCTGATCTGTGCCACTGTTGTACGCCTTGAAAGCTGGCCCGCTGTTCTGAGTAATACTTGACGCACTCGTCAACACCGTCCCCGCCTCATCAGGCAAGCCCTTGATTGCTACCTTACTCATTAGGAACCTCCGGCCAGACCACATCGTCTAGGCTCGTGTATGTCTCTGTAATATCCCGCAGTGCTTGGCGGTAGGATGTCTGCTCCGCTGTCATTGTCAGGTCAGATGATGCCCACCAGTCTGTGTTTGCGAGACGTTGATTGCGTTCGGCTCTGAGTAAGCGCATTGGTTCTGCGGCTTCAAGATCTGCAATCTTGGCTGTGATTTCAGCTTCAGTTGGCTCAGACTGTTCTGTGTCGAGCCATTCTAGTTGGTCACCACGCAGTACCCATTCAGCGTTAGGGCGGAGTGCTTGAATTGCATCTGCTTTTCTAATCATCCTGCAATCTCCATCAATGTGATGTAACTTGTAGCGTTGACTGTGTTTGCTTCATTCACTGTGGCAAAACCGGTATTAGCTGAAAAATAAGGCCTGACTTGTGTTTTATATGTAATTTGGCTTGTTGTGCTCGGTGAATCTTCAAGCTGAATAACCGCACGATGACGGAAAGATACGTTTGACGATCCCGGAGCTTGTAATCCATACTCAAAAGGACTGCCGTCATTCAAAGGGTCATGAATTACTGTTGAATCTCTTAAAACTCTTATGCCCCCAAATTGTTGGTTTGCTTGTCTTGAAAAAGTAAGTTGTTGATTTACAAAAACCAAAATAGTGCTTGAGGCACTGATTGGAGTAATGTTCGCAGTTAATGTTGTGTCTGTGTAAGTCAGTGTTGTAACCGTTACTTCTGTATTCGTGCTTTCTGTCACAACCTGCAACACGCTACCCTCAGGAAGATTCGCATCTGTAATCACCCCATCTTGTACTAATGAGACACCCGACGTGCCATTTAATTCTAGTGCCATCTTAAATCACCACATACCTTGAGCCAGTTGGGACTGTCACTGTCACGCCTGTGTCGATTGTAACAGGGCCAGTTGACATCGCATTTTTGTCAGCCGTGATTGTGTAATCAGTCGTGACTGTTTGATCGTTCTCGATAAAGACTGCATCCGAACCACCGCCTGTCGCTCCACCGCCAATCGACCCCCATGCAGAACCGTTGTAGCCTTCAAACGATGACAAGGTTGTATTGTATCGGATGTAACCGGCAGAAGGTGAGCCATCACGCTGTGCAGTTGTACCGACTGGAAGCTCCGCAGAACCCGTTGATGATGTTTCAGTAACGATATTATTAAGGTCTGTCGCAGTTGCGGTGATCGCAGTTCCGCCAACCTTCCAAGACCCCTGAGTCAGGTCAGGTGCAATTTCTGCATCACCGCCAAGGCGTTGGTCAAGATTTGACCAGTTCGTATTGAGCTTCTCCCCCCATGTATCCGTTGACGCGCCAACTTCAGGTAGCGTAAACGAATAGTTGGTTGTTGATGAATCAGCCATTCTAAGTCCTCGTCCAATTCTCGTTCGTCGGATCGATTTGAGTCCAGACGTTTGAGGTTACTTGTAAATCATCCCACGTTTCGTCAGTGGTTCCAATGGTCTGCCAGAGCTTTCTAGCCTCCGCGCTCAAGGCTGTTTGAGCCGATAGTGTCGCTGAACTAAATCGAACTCTCTCTACTATTATAGACGTTATCGACGCTGTTGTGATAATCGATCCTGCAATAATAATTGAGTTACCAGACGCTGTGATTGATGACGCCGCATCAATGGGTGCTTCAGCCGAGACAACTGAGACTGCGCTGCTTGATAATGACGACGTTCCGTCGATTTGCGCCGAGGCATCTGCTACGCGCAGGGCACTTGAGCTTGATGACGCGCTCGCCGCAAGATTCGCGGTAGAAACAAGAATCTTTTCCGAGCTTGCAAGAATCGTTGAAACAGGTGACGCGGATGCATCAGCCAGAGCAATGCGCTCTGCTTCAACCGATGCATCTGATGTGCAGGACTCGACCGCAGAATCTTGGTGAATCTTTTCAGCATTTGTGACTAATGCTGAAACAGGCTGAATGATCGACTCAACCAGTGCGATCCGCTCTGGCGTTGCAGACGTGCTTGCCTGGCCAATAATTGTTTGCGACTCACCAAATCGAACTGGTGTGCCTGTCGCGCTCGCTGTTAATACTGCGTCAATGTTTGCGCTTGATTCGCCAATACGAACCGCGCTTGATGTTGTTGCGCTGTCGGCAGAAAGTGACGCATCTGCTTCTCTGACGCGCTTTGCGCTTGAAGCCGTAGATGATGCACCCGTAATAACATCGGATGTCGCAAACTGCACACGATTTGCGGTTGCTGTCGTTGCCGCATCTACGTCAATCGTTGCCTCGCCAAGTGCAACACGTTTTGCATCTGATGATGTTGTAAGGTTTGCAGAAATACTTGTCTCGCCAAACCTGACTCGATTAGCAGACACACTTGTCGCTGATAGAGCAGAAACATTCCCTGATGAGATGCGAACTCGCTCGCATGAAGAAACAACGGATGCGTTGCAATCGATAAGATCAGGTTGGGTGATCCGTACACGATTCGCGTTAGCTGTTGTCTCTGAATCACACGAAACTGAGAGTGAGCCAAACCTGACTCGATTAGCTTCAGCGGATACGGATGACGATACCGAAGCCGATGACGACCCAAACCGGACTCGATTGGCGACTACATTTGTAGTCGATACGACACTTGCTTGAGCCGAGTCTTGGTGAATCCGTTCTGCGTTGGTCACAACACCAGACGATGTATCAACTATCGACTCAACTAATGCGACTCGCTCGCTGACTGCCGATACGCTTGCTGACCCAGTGATCGTTTGCGATGCACTTGTACGAACCGCGATTGCCGAGATAGAGGTTGATGCGCTTGAGGTAATCGATGCTGATGATTCGCCAATACGAACCGCGCCTGCTGATGCAGATGAAGATGAGGAGATCGTAGACGTTACTTCTCTTACTCTAACAGCACGAATATCTACAAATGATTGCAAGAATGTTGAATCATTATCGCTAGCAAGTTCGCCTGCGTAGTACCGGAGATCAGATACGATAGTCCCCGGCCAAGCGGCATTTGTTTGGTAATTATTATTCCCCCCGGCGATTGAGCTAAAGCCTTGCCCCCATCCACCAACGTCACCACCAGACCACGACCCGCCTTCTAAGGATGCGCCACCAGAAGTCTCTTGATTTATTACCTGACGGCCATCAATCCATAAGCGGATTCTGCCGGGTGCAGATGGCTTAATATCAAAGACGACAGTATGGGTATTGCCATCAAACTCTGGTATATCCGATATTGCTACATTCTGGAGGGCAATGTCACCCGCAGAATTATCTTGTACCGAAGCATCACCCTCTCCCGCACGGAACCGTAACTTAGGTGTGTTGCTGTCGTCTGGGTCTAGGAATACACCAAGCCAAGATCCTATTCCTGTACCACCGTGTTCCCATAAACACGCCGCCGCAGTGATACTTGAAGGTAACTGCACTTCACCTGCAAATACGATGTCCTGCGTTCTGGATGTAAATGAGCCGCTTATCTGACCGGAAGGCAGTTCGCCATCAAGCGTCAACCCATCTTCAGGATCAAACGTATTGAGTGACGCACCAAGCGCAACGCGTTGTCCTGCTGATGACATGGACGCAGAAGCAGACTCGGATACAGAAGAAAGCTGAACTCGTTTAGCGGACGATGACGTAGATGAAGATGCCGATACAGACGCAGAAGCAAACTGAACGCGGTTTGCGGTAGCAGAAACACCTGCCGCGACAGAAGCCGTGGCAGATGCGTCTACGAACGCACTGGCTGAATATAACCCGTCGCCGTAGTTTAATAGACCGTACAGCGACACTCAGGTTTAATCCAAGGTAATGTCAATATCACCGGCAGGGATACGGAACACGTCGCCTGATGCAATCGTCTTTGAAGCAGTCAACGCCGCATACGCAAGCATATTGCCACTTGATGCCGCATCAAAAATACCAATGTGCGTTACAGTGCCGTAAGACGCTGTTGCAGTTGGGTATTCGATAGCCGCTGATGTGGTCGCAGTGTTGCCTGACACAGTAAACGATCCTTCTTGGCGAGCGTAATCACCGCCAGAGACTTCTGTGCCGCCACCCGCTTCTCCAGGATTCGACGTGAACAAAGCTACATACACTGCCGATGGCGATGTGTATGCGTTGTTTGCGAAAACGTGATCTAACAGTTCAGTTTCCAAGTAGTTTGTAAATGACATTATCCAAAGCTCCTAATCTTGATTCTAGGTGTTGATCCATTAAACGACGCGTTGGTGTCTCGCGCAAGAAGTTCTTCCCTTGCTTTTGTCGCCAACTGCGCCCAAACGCTTGTCCGCTCGTCATCCTTTAAGTAAGGAGCAGAGTGCATAAGGGAAGTATACAGATAAAGATCGGGGTAGTCTGTTAATAACCAATTCGTATCTTCATCATTTGTCAACGCTGATATCTTACCAAAGTAAGACATCTCTAACGAGTACGTCGCATCAGGCGTCGGCATAAATTCAAACTGATCGCCAACAATCGTGAAGAACTCAGGCTTCGCCGCAGCCGTGTAAGCTCCACTGCGATCCTGCCCCATCTCCTGTTGCGTGATGAACTCAAGTGGCTGAACAGGACTTGTACTCACAATAGTCATATCTTTCGATTCAACAAAGTCTGCGGGGACTGCGCTGAACCGCGAGTCTATATCAGCTTGAGCGCGGACGACCATCTGACGTACACGCAGGTTGCGATTGAACTCCGCTTCAGCGAAGTCGATAAATGTTGGTATGACAGATGTGAGATCAGATCGGTTTAGAAAATCACCGATCGACGATTTCAATTCACCGTAGTTCGTCACGCTCATCGAGTTGCTTCCTCAGTTCGATAAATTCCTGAACGACTTCATCGTCGTCCTCGATGTTCTTGATCGCGTCTTCGTGGCTGAACTCATACGATCCAGTGTGGCGAATCCCATGCGACAAGTCCTGATCGACAAAAATCGCGTAACCGCTTTGCCGAGCCTTTGCACAGAAGTATACATCCTCGCCCATAAAATGTTTGAAATAGTCGTCCCAGACAATCTCGAAAAACGGAAGCTCCATGTTGCGGAACACGTCTGTCTTAATCAGCATGATCGCAGTACCAACCGCCGCGACCTCGTGTAACCCTGTCGAGTTTTCATCGATCCAAAGATGTAACGATGGACGTATTGATCGGAAGGCGTTGGTCTTTGCCGGGAACTTCCGCGTCGAAGAACACGCAGCCAGGATGTCTTTGTCGCGTGACACCATGTGTTCGATGATGTCGTGCGGAAAACGCATATCCGAATCGAGCATCAATAGATAATCCGCTTGCTCGATCAACGCTTTCTTTGCCAGTTCATGACGCTGATCGGCAATCAGTGTCCCGCGCTTCATCGACAAGATGATGTCGTCTTCTGGATGATTGCGTTGATGCGTGGCAATCGCCATCGCAAGGTCGTAAGTAAATGTTGTGTGTACTTCGTCCCGGCACGGAACGCCAACGACGATCTTCATACTTTCCCCACCCGCGTTCTGAAATACTTATTGTCTGGATCGTTCAACCATTTCTTGAACGCCTTCGGGTCATCAACGATTCCCTTCTGCTTCAGGTCGTAGTAAACAGTCATCGGAATCGATGCAACCTTTGACCACTCACCATGCTTCGTGTGTTTGTCCGTCGCGTTATGCTGTTTCTTGTTTGATTCGATAATGCCGGTCATGTCTTGATCGGTCTCGATCGTGTATGTCCCGTCGCCGTTATCGTTCCAGTATTTCGTAATGCCAGTCTCAGAATCGTGGCTCAGTATCTTTTTGTTTCCCATGCAACACCCCTAGTTAAAAAGAAGGGGCCGAAGCCCCTTCCGTTGTCTGACTTTAAGACAAGTCAGCGATTACGCCGTGTGCTTTCTCGTTTGAAACTTGGAGACCAAATTCAACGATGATCTGACGATCTTCAGCGTCACCAGTCTTCGCGAGTTCTTGGATCTCGAAGTCACGCAAGAAGGCAACTTCTGCGTACTCAGGATCGAGAACGAACGCTGTACGGTTACGTTGAAATCTGTCAGGAATCACAGAAATTGCCCCGAAGTCGGACTGGTAGACGTCGGCTGCACCTATGATAGTCGTTGGGCCTTCAGCCGGAGCCATGTAACGCTGTTCTGCGATACCTGCGAAACCAGAAACAACCTGCTTGTTCGCTGCGCCAACCATCAAGATTGATGGATCGCCACCTTCAGTCCATACAGACTGAATCACGTCCTTCAAACGCGTTTCTGTGAACTCAAGCAAGTCGTCCGCACCAGCGTCTGTTGCAGCAGCATTCGGGTAGCCCGAAGTTGATGAAGACAGTGTTGGGTCAGCGCCAGCAGTTGATCCAGCAGTTGAACGGTTTGTGTTAGTGCGCAACCACGCTTCGAGTGAACCAGTAGTCCGTGCTTCTGTGTCAGAACCAGCAGATGCTACTTGGTTGCGAGTCAGGATTGTC